TTAAATCAGCAAAGAAATATATTAAGGAGGAGTTAGTATGATTATAACAATTGATACACAAGATTGTACAGAAAAAGAAAAATATGAACTTATAAAATATCTAGAAGAGAATGGTTTAGATTGGAAAACAAAATAGAAATGCATAAGTATCATGCAAGTAGGAAGAGAGCAAGATTAAGATGGCGACACTCTGATAAGGGTAAGGCATGGGATAAGGCATATACTCAAAGACCTTATGTTAAAGCCAAAGCCAAAGCAAAGTATTCTTATGCAGAATATAAAGAAAAACTTTTGCAAAAGTATTATAAAGAAAATACTATTCATATGTTAACAGAAATACTACATGGAATATTAATTAAAGATGGGTTGGAACATGAACAAGTTAAAAGCTAAACTTAAATTAAAAAAGATTGATGAAGTCATACATAAGTTAAAGGTAAAAGTATTGGATGAACCAATTACTTTTGAAGACTTTACTGACTTATCCAACAGGGTTGATACTCTATTGGATATATTTATAACCGATACTAAACCTGAAGACGACAGTTGTATTTCAGGAACATTAGTAGAACAAAGGAGGTCTAATGAGTGAACAAATAAAGATAGTGGTTGATAAGCAGAACAAACATGGAACAGATTTTTATTACCCTGTTTGTGAACTATCAAAAACTTTGGTAAAACTTAAAGGAAATACAAAGAAAGTTTTAACAAGAAATGATATGTTTCTTTTAAGCAAAAGTTTTGATATAACTTTACAACCACAGAAAATATTATAAAGGAGGATATATGAGTTGGAATTTAGCGATAATAAATTTAGGGTTTATGCTTTTTATTTATTGTATGTTAGTTATACTAGGAGTATTTTAATATGACAATAGAAGTAATAGTTAAAGATAATAATATTGAACAAGCATTAAGAGTGTTCAAAAGAAAAGTATTAAAGAGTGGGTTGTTAAGAGAGTACAGAGCAAAGCAAGTATATGAAAAGCCCTCTGATAAAAGACAAAGAAAAAAGAAAGAGGGTATTGCAAACTCTAAAAGACAGAAAAGATTAAGAGAAAAGTTTGGATAATATGTATATAATTTTAATAAAAGATAATCATAGATATAGAATATATACTAATGAAATCTTTACTACTGAAAAAGAAACTTTAGATTATGTAAAGAGGAGTAAGTTTAAGAAGGATGTTAAATGGAAAGTGGAAGAGTTTGATTATAAATATTTTAAGAGTTAATATATATAACTTAGATATTGTAATGATGATATGATTAATAACCCTAACCATTCATATATATCTATATAGAAAAAATTTTATGATTATAATAGAACACTATAAGAACTTTATAAGATGCGTCAACGTGTCGCACTTGTTAATACAATATTTTCTGTTAGGACACACAATGAACAAAGTCTTAACATAAAATTGCCACAATCATGTGGTACAAAAAAGGAGTAATATGAAAAAGAAAAAAACAAAATGGGATAAACTTCCTATTATGTGTTGGAGTTTAACATTGTATAAGGAAGATGATAAAGGAAATCAAAAATTCTATGAGTACACAGGTGACCATAGTTTTGTTGCAGAAGGTATGGAGAATGAATACTTATCTGAAATAGATGGAGAGGATGCATGAATAAAACAATAGGACAATTAATAAAGGAAGACCATTGGAGTACACGAAGATTAGCAGTAGCTATGAACATAACTAACAAAGATTTGGAAGGAGTGAAATGGGAAAAGTCAAACAAGCCATACAAGAAGTCGAAGAAGAAGTCGTATCTTTGGTAGGAGATAATCTTAATCTTAAAGAAGTTAAAGCATGGTTAAGAATGAGAACAGATACAATACCAAACGACAATCCATATATGTTTGATGAAAAATTAATTGAGAAATATTTTAACAAGGCAGTATGGGAGAGAGATAACGAGGAGGAATATCATGAGTAAAGAATATTTAGTTTTAGTAAGTGATGTTGTGGCTAAACAAATAAGACTAACAGCTAACTCTGAACAAGATGCTTTAACAAAAGCAGGGAGTGGCGATTGGTTTGATAGCCAAGTAGAGAAAGAAGATGTAGTAGATAGACAAGCAGAGGAGGTATTAGATGAATAATAACACAATACATAATGAAGAGGGTCGGTTAGTTGCTTGTGATGAGGCAACAATTTTAGAACTATTAGAAATGAATGGATACTTAATTAATATTTCTGAAAGCAAAGCTAAACAATTACGAATTGAAAATGGAGTTAATGATGAATAAGAATGAACGAACACATGGAGATGAGATGGCTTCAATGGGAGAATTACATAGTTTATATAAAGTAAAAATTATGATTAATAAAATGATTAATAAATTAGAAGCTACTGTTGAAAGAGATAAAAAAAATGTTGATGAAAGAGAGAAGAAAAATGGACTTTAAAAATTTAGCATATCCATTTGAAGATGTGGGTGATGCACCATTTAATGTAGTTAGAATTTTAAATGAATGCTACAATGATTATTCAAATGGAAACTTGGGTGATGGTGAACGCATGGCAGATGGTGGTATGGTAAGGCAAGAATTTTTAAGACGCATAGCACAGATTGGTTATGATGAACTAAAGTTTCAGGACATAGCTGATACAATAGAGAATGATGTGGATGAGAACAATGCACATTTAGTTTCTAAAAACTATGAACCACCTGAAACAAATGAGGATGATGAATAGAAAAGAATATAATAAACTATACCATCAAAGACCTGAAGTGATAGAAAGGAAAAAGAAATACTTTAAAGAGTATAATGCTAGACCTGAAGTTAAACAGGCGAGGCATGAGTGGTATATTAATAAGAAAATTGAGGAGGTACAATGCCAAGATATAGAATAACAGAACATCAAACAGGGTGGCAAACATTAGAGAACTTTGTTGATGCTAAAGATGAGGATGATGCTCACGAAAAACATAACGAGAGTGAGTATGTTTATAACGAATGGAAAGTTATAGATGAAGAGTATCGGAATGTTGACATGACATTAGAGAAAGTTGGAGATACACCGACAGAGGGTGCTAAGAAATGGAGAGAGCAGAATGAAAAAGTATAGAGTATGGGGGTATGAAACAGTACCTTATTGGATAGATTTAGATGCTATTAATAAGAGTGATGCATACCAAAAAGCATTTGATATTGAGGCAGAACTATGGACACAAGGAGAAACAGTAGGACTATGGGATGATGGTGGTTTTAAAATAAAAAAGAATATGATAGAGAGGATAGACAATGAACATAAGTAAGCACGAATTAAAAGAGATAAGTAATAGAAATTATTATTTATATTTTTTATTTAATAAAAGTAAATTAGTTTATGTAGGACAAACTAGACATTTAAGTAATAGATTAGTATGTCATAAAGGAAAATCAAATAGATATACTGGTACAACACAAAAGAAATTTGATAGATATTATGCTATCTCTAGCCCATGTGAACGAAGAACAAAGAGATGGGAAAAAATACTTATTAAAAAACTTAAACCAAAATATAATATTGGACATGATAAAGACCATAGGTATAGAAAAGTATGGGTTAATAAAAAATGGTCGAAGGAAAGAATAGAAGCATATAAAACATCTAAATTAAAACACTTTGATATTGACTGTGAAAGAAAACAAGGTCATTTTAGATTGGTAAGGAGATAACATGAGTGATGATAATTTATATTATAGTAAGAGTAAAAATAAATATATTAAGATAGCAGAGATGCCTGACCAACACGTTAGGTATGCATTTATTAAAATGAATAATGAGAAAATGAATGGATGTGATATTGAAAGTACATTAGAAAAGATTAAAGAAGATATACAAGATTTGCTAGATGGAATATATAAAGCAAGGAACGTAGATGAAGCAGATTAAAATAAAGAACGCCATTTATGGCAGAAATGTGTTCAACTCTAGGGTAGAGTTAGCATATTACAGAAAGTATGAAATAATGAAAGTACATAAAAGCGAAGTAGAACAATTACACCAAGCAATAGGAAGAGCCGAAGGGTTTATCATGTGTGATAACTTGGCAGAAGAGATAGATGCATGGCAACACCTGATAGATACAGGGTATGTTTGGACACTACAAGGTTGGTTCGGAAGACGTGCTAACTTTTTAATTGAAGAAGGTTTATGCAAACGAAGTGTTGTGCATTAGACTTTAATATGATACAAGAATATAATAAGGAGGAATAAATATGTTTGGAACAAAAGAAGAAGAAGTTAAATTAAAAAAATTTATGGTGATGTGTAAAAGTAAAAGAGGTAGTACCTATTACCATGAGAAATCTTTCTTTACACTAGCAGATGCAGATGCTTATGCAAATTTAATTAGAAGACAAGAAGATGAAAGTGGAAATGAATTCTATTTGTTTGAGCAAAGCAAACACTATGGGAATGGTGAAGATAAAAAATGAGTGACCCTTATCTAGAAAAGATAGCACAAGAAAAACATCTTCATGAGTGTGAGAAAGCTCTTGATGATGCTAAAAAAGAAATCTTTACTCTGAAGCAAGAGATAATACATCTTAAAGCAGAGGTTAAGTATGAAAGAGAGTTAAGAATACATGGTGCTGACTATCATAAACCTAAAGACTATCATAGTAGATTAAGACAGATGATAGAGATAGTTAAAAAAGATACTAAACTAACTGACATCCATGACATAGTAGATGAAGCACAGAGGAGATTAGTACGTGAGTGATAAATATTATTGGATGTGGAGAGAAGAAAAAAAGAAACATGAATCAGAGGTTGAAGCTTTGAAGACTCAACTGCATACAGAGAGAGAAACTATAAAGAAAGAAGCTGATGAATTGATGATGAAAAAAATTAGTAAGTATGAAAATGCTATTGCTTTTTCAAGAAAGCGTATTAAGGAATTAGAAAATTCATTATCAATTGCTCTTGAAAATATTAGTGATAACCAATTGAAAACAAAATGAAGAATAAAAAACTAAAAGCTATTAAAGAATTATTAAAAGGATTTTGGTTTATCTTTATTAAAGGTAGGCATCCTGCACAATTTAAACATTGGTATGGTGAATGGTGGAAACCTTTATACTGGGATTAAATAAATATGAATGAAAAATTTTTATTAATATTATTTTATATAGTATTTTTTATATGTGTGTTTGTTATACTATCAATAATTAAATAAATAATATGCTAACAAAAAAACAATTAAAGTTATATAAATATTTACAGAATTACTTTAAAGAGAATGAAGTAATGCCAGTCTTTGAAGAGATGATGCAACATATGAATGTCAAATCAAAGAGTGGTATATTTAATATGCTCGGTTATATAGAATGGAAAGGATATATTAAAAGGTATCCTGCCCATGCTAGAGCAATACAAATAATAAAGGAGGTAGCTTAATGAAAACAAATGAAGAAGGTGAAGTGTGGTTGGAAAAAGTCCAAGCATATGTTTGCCCTAGTTATTTGAATAAGACTTGTACAGATTTTTCAGATACAAATTCTGAATGGTTGTATAATCTTTATCAAAAACATTTTCCTAATGCAAAGGTTAATGGAATTAAATCTCAAATTAAAGATGAGATATTTAATTTAATAGGAAAAGATAATTACAAAAAGAAAAACTTAATCAAAGCATTAAGAAATAAGTTTCCTGATATAAAATCAGGAGTAATATGTAGGATACTTAAGAAATATTTATCTTTAAGAGTACTTGAGATAGACCGAACCTACAAAACAAAGCCCTTTATTATCAAAGGAAAGTACTGTATTAATTAAACACAACTTATGGTTGAAAGGAGGTCTAAGTTATTGATATTGTTGAGGAATTTTTATTTATTTCAGGTGTACCTATACCAGTTATTGAGGAGTATAATAGGAAGAGTTGCCCATAAATATATGGGTATAATTTCTAATTATATTAAACAACATTTTGTTGGATAGGACTATGGCAAATAAATTCTTTATGAAAAAATCTTGGGTGAATGTAGATATGTGTATCGAAGACTATTACAATTCAGGAACATTACTACACCAAGCTAAAGAAAATTTAAATTGGAGTCCTTATTCAAATATCATTGGCAAAGAAGTAAAGTTTCAAAGGAATACTGTTGAGGAAATTGATGAAGAAACCTACAATAATAAAGTCAAGAAATCCAATGGCGAGGATATTGAAACAAAGAGAGTTTCACTCAAGGATTGTAAAGAGTAAGAAACCTCAACTGATTGCTAAATACTTGGACAACGAAATGAAGTATGATACGAAATAGAAATGCTGCTTCCATCTTTGGAGGTACAGGTGAAGGTAGAACAATAACACCTCATATTCTTTTATGGCGTAGTGTTATTGTAAGAGCCATTATGGATGCCCTTGATGTAGACATACACGCATGGGGTAAACATAGAGTAAAAATAATCAAAGACGCAAAGTCTTGGTTTAATACAAACGACACTCACTTCTGTGAAGTGTGCGAACATTCTAACTTTGAACCCTCGTTCATAGTTAAAACATTTAATCAATTATCAAAGGCAAAAACAAAAAAACTGTTTGAACATAAAAATTTAAATAAGTTTCTCACAAATTATCTGTGTAGTTTTCATTAAGTTATGGGTGATTTAAATACAAAGTTTGATATTGATTTAAAGTATGGTCAGATACGAGAGAAAAGAGTAGCCGACTTATTAAAGGGAGGTAAGGTAGAAGTTAAGACTGAACGGAGTTGGTGGAGAAAGACAGGTAATATTGCTGTTGAGTATGAGTTTAGAGGTAAGCCAAGTGGTATAGATAAGACTGAAGCTAAATGGTGGTTTCAAATACTAGAACTTAATGGTAAAGAACATTGTATGTTAGTCTTTAGAGTATCAAGATTAAAAAAAATAGTAAACAAATACAAGAAGACACATACAAAACAGATAGGAGACTATCGAGCATCTAAATGTGTAGTCATACCTATTAAAGAATTATTTACAGAGAAGTGTTATGAACTATAAAGGAGAGACAATGAATAGAATATATACAGGTGCAGGAGTAGTTAGTATTTCAGTAGTCATTAGTGTGTTAGTTTATATTATAATTGTTGGAATATAATTATGGGAATGATGGATGGAGGAACTAACTTCAAAGATATTTGTAGAACCTGCGATAGACAGGAAAATGGTGGCACTATGCGAAGGTATATCCACGATAGAAATTGTAAGATATGTCAAGATTGTTTTGAAAAATTAGATAAAGATAAACAACAAGAACACGTATGGGTGGGTCAATTACATAGGAATAGATTATTATGATTAAAAAATGTTTAGGATTAATAGTTGGTTTATTATTACTAACTGGATGTAGTGAGTTTGCATTGTTATCTAGTGGTTCAAGTCTAGCAATAAGTAATAATGCTTATGCTAAAGCTTATAGTGGCATAGACTTTACAACTACATTAACGACAAAGAAAGATATTAAAACTCATGCATATGAGTATCTAGTAAAAGCTAAAGAATTAAAATCTTTAGTGACTAATAAAATTCTACATGACTTTGATGAACCAATGCCTGAAGTTGTGACCATATCTTCAGTAGAACAATGGGCAACATATGAACCTGATGTAAGTATTATATTAGCCAGTACTAAAAAGGAAAGACTTGTGTTAGTAGCAGATGTGTTTCAGATTTGTTATCTATCATTTTTCTTAGCAGTATCTATGGTTATACTGGTATTTGTTTTGGTATATTTATTTATATATATACTACAAAAACCAATTGAAGTAAAGAAAAGAAAAATTACAAGAGAAAGAATAAAAAATAAAAAAAAGAAAAGAAGAAAAAATTAATTAGTAGGAGTTATTATGGGCGATATTAATAGATGTTTAAGTTGTAACTGTAGGTGTCATTGTTCTTTAATGGAACACTCGGATATGCTAGGGGTGTGTCCTTGTACTGCTTGTATGTGCAAGAAGGATGTAGTTGTAGATAGTAATAATGAATGCGAGAGTTGTCAATAATATATGAGTGATAGAGAATTAGTTACAGAATTAAAACAGCAGATTGCAGATTTAACTCAAGAAAAAGATGATGCTATTAAATTAGTTTCTCAAAAAGATTCTAAGATTAAACAAATCTTAATTAAATTAGAACAATCTAATTTAGATGTACACTCTATGGGTAAAAAAATTCATGCACTAGAGGAAAAAGCTAGTAAAAAAGCCACTTTTAAGAGGATAATTAATGAAAAAATAGATGAGGTATTAGAAAAAAAAGATGACCTTAGTGTTGACACAGAGGATTAAAACTGATACAAGATGGTATGCGATATAAAAATATAAATAGAAAAGGAAAAAACATATGGCAATAATTGAAGGCACAGCATACTGGGCTTCTCTGATAAGACCAAACGAAAAGTTTGAACCTATGTGGAGAATTGATTTAGCAGTTGATGATGCAACTGCAAGTACTTTTAAAACTAATGGCTTTGCAGTCGGAGAAACAAAATCTGATGACAAAGTAGTAAGTAATATTCTTAGATTTAAAAGAAAAGTTTCTAAAGCAAATGGAGATAAGAACCAACAACCACAATTAGTGGATGCTGAAAAGAAACCTATTGATAAAATAGTCGGTAATGGCAGTAAAGTAAAAGTAATGTATAAATCTTATGACTGGAATTTTAAAGGTAAGAAGGGCAAAGGTTTAGATTTACAAGCTGTACAGGTACTGGATTTAGTGGAATTTACTCCCAATGAAGATTTTAATATAGAAAAAAAATCTTCTAATGGTGTTGACATCAAAGAAGATTTTTGATACTACATTAACAGTCATAATGCATGACTCATTTTCTACTCCTACAGGAGGGTCAGCTTGGCAACAGGTTGGCTCTCCTTTTTTTTAGGGATAAATAATTTATGAGGGCGACAATGGAAACAAAGAAACAAGGATTTATAAAATATCATTTACCATGTCCATTATGTGAGAGTACTGATGCAGTCTCTCTTAATGGTGATGGTTCTGCTTATTGTTTTTCATGTCAACAATATATAAAGGAATACGATATGGAAACAACACAAACAAATGGTAATGGCACACACGAATACGAAGTAAAAGATTTTGGAAAGTCTTCTGACTTTGCAGAAATTGTAGATAGAAACTTAACTGAACCTACTTGTAGAAAGTATGGGGTGAGTGTTAAGATGGATAGTATGGGTAATATAACTAATCATTATTATCCTTATCATGATAAGCAAGGTGCAAAGATTGCAACCAAGACAAGATTTACAAAGCTAAAAGAATTTACTATACAAGGTAATACAAAAAACTCAGGATTATTTGGAGAACATTTATTCTCTAAAAATAAATTTGTTATAATTACTGAGGGTGAGATAGATTGTTTATCAGCATTTCAAATGTTTAAAACTGATAGATATGAAACACCAGTTGTTAGTATTAAGAATGGTATAACTTCTGCAGTTAAAGATATTAAAGGAAGTTTAGAATGGCTAGAACAATTTGAAAATGTTGTAGTTAATTTTGACAATGACGAGCATGGTCGTGAAGGTGCATTAAAGGTAGCTGAATTATTTAGCCCTGGAAAATGTAAGATAATGTATCTTCCTAATGATTTAAAAGATGCGTCTGATTGTTTAACTAAAAATAAATTACAGATTTATCAAAAAGCATTTTGGAATGCAAAGGTCTATGCTCCTGATGGAATTATAAATGCTAATATTTTATTTGATGAGATAAGTAAACCAACATTACAAAGCTTTGTTCAATATCCTTTTGAAGGATTAAATAAAATTACTTATGGATTAAGACCATCTGAATTAGTGACGTTCACTTCAGGTAGTGGGTTAGGTAAAACTCAAGTGATGAGAGAATTAATTCATCATTTAATAAAACAAACTAAAGATAATATAGGTTTGTTAATGTTAGAAGAGACCCCAGTTATAACATCTAAAGGTATCATGAGTATTGAAGCTAATCAAAGATTACATTTACCTGATGTTCATATTTCTAAAGAAGAATGGCAAAAACATTTTGATGCAACTACAGGTAGTGGTAGAGTATTTTTGTTTGACCATTTTGGTTCTAACACTATTGATAATATAATTTCAAGAGTAAGATATTTAGCTAAAGGATTAGATTGTAAATATATTATCATAGACCATGTTAGTATTATAGTATCAGACCAGTCACATGGAGATGAGAGAAAAGCTTTAGATGAAATAATGACTAGACTTAGAACTCTTGTACAAGAAACAGGTATAGCTATGATAGTAGTCTCACATTTAAGGAGACCTGATGGTAAAGGACATGAAGAGGGTGCAGCTACATCTCTATCTCAACTAAGAGGTTCGGCTTCTATAGGTCAGTTAAGTGACATGGTTATAGGGCTTGAGAGAGACGCACAGAACGATGACCCTGAAATCCGTAGTACCACAAGGGTAAGAGTATTAAAGAACAGATTTGCTGGTTTAACTGGACCTTGTTGTGACTTAAGATATGACATGGATACTGGAAGATTATCTGAGGTAAAGGTAGATGACTTTTGATAAAGTAATATTTGATATTGAAACAACAATGACTACAGATAAAATTTGGTGTATTGTTTGTAAGCATAAGGATACTTATTATCAATTTAAAGAAGATAGAATACACAGGTTTGAAGAATTTTTAAAACAAACTAAAGAAGTTATTGGACATAACATTATTGGATTTGATATACCAGTTTTAAATAAAGCTTTTGGTTATAACATATTTAAAAATTGTAAGATAACTGATACATTAATTTTATCTAGATTATTTAACCCTATGTTAGAGGGTGGGCATTCATTAAAAAATTGGGGTGAAAAACTTTATAAAAAGAAAATGGAGTTTGATAACTTTGATTATTTTAGTGAAGAGATGTTAAAGTATTGTAGAAATGATGTTGATTTAACTGAGAAGTTATATAAATTTCTTTCTAAAAAGATGACAGACTTTGGAGAGTCAATTGAATTAGAACATAAGGTTGCCAAGATTATACAACGACAACATGAAAAAGGATTTATGATAGATGTTGTAGGTGCACATATGCTACAAGCTAAGTTCAAGGAGGACATGACTAGCTTACAATTAATAGTAAGAAAAACTTTTCCTCCATTAAAAATAGAAACAGAATTTATTCCTAAATCAAATAATAAATCTAGAGGATATGTTAAGGGAGTACCTTTTATAAAGGTTAAATATAAAGAATTTAATTTAGGTTCACGTCAACAAATAGCTGAACGATTAGTTATGTTAGGATGGAAACCTAAGAAGTTTACAGAAAAGAAACATACTATTGTAGATGAAAAAGTTTTGTCAGAAATTAAAAATATTCCTGAAGCAAGACTTATTAATAAATTTCTCATGCTTCAGAAAAGAATTGCTCAAGTCAGTTCTTGGATTGAAGCTATCAGAGAAGATGGAAGAGTGCATGGCAAAGTAATTACCAATGGTACTATTACTGGAAGAATGTCACACCAGTCGCCCAATATGGCACAGATTCCTGCTGTGTACTCTCCTTACGGAAAAGAATGTAGGCAGTTATGGATTGCAAACAAAGGTTATAAATTAGTAGGTGTTGATGCTTCAGGACTTGAGTTGAGGATGTTAGCACACTACATGAACGATAAGGAATATACACATGAAATCATTAATGGAGATATACACACAACAAATCAGATTAGGACTGGCTTGGAGTCAAGAGATGAGGCGAAGACATTTATATACGCACTCATTTATGGAGCAGGTTCAAAAAAAATCGGAAGTATCATCAAAAGGTCTGAAAGAGATGGAGAAAGAGTTAAAGAAAAATTTCTTAGAGCTACACCAAGTTTTAAACGACTACGAGAAAGAGTGGATGGAGTGGCTAAAAAAAGATGGCTCAGAGGTCTCGACCAAAGAAAAATCCTCATAAGACACCCCCACGCTGCGTTAAACACCCTATTACAGGGTGCTGGTGCGTGTGTTATGAAGAAAGCGTTGACATTGGTAGAGGAATATGTTAGAAGTAAGCGAATGAAAGCAGTTCCAATTGTGAATGTGCATGATGAGTTCCAATATGAAGTAGAAGAAAGCCGAGCTGAAGAATTTGGAAAGCTTGGAGTACAAGCAATTATAGATGCAGGAAAGGAATTAAAAATAAGGTGTCCCTTAGATGGAAAATATAAAATCGGAAACAACTGGGCAGAAACGCATTGATACTATAGCTACTGATATTAAAAATTTAGTAGCTGGAATATCAAATGGTAAACCTGCCAACGTAACAGAAGAAAACATGGATAAGTTTCTCCTTAATATTAAGGAAGCTTTTCATTCATGGAACAATCCTGTCAGAGAAAAAGATGGGAAGTTAAGAATGTCAGTACTAGGTAAACCACCTAGACAATTATGGTATGATAGATTTAGTCCAAAGAAAACTAAATCCTATGATGCTAGTTTAAATATTAAATTTTTATATGGACATATACTAGAACATTTATTATTATATCTAGCAGAATTAACTGGACATAAGGTAGCAGACCAACAAAAGAAAGTAGAGATAGATAATATTAAAGGGCATATAGATGCCACAGTTGATGGTGAAGTATGTGATGTTAAGTCAGCTTCATCATTTAGTTTTAAAAAGTTTAAGACTGGAGAGTTAGTTGGAGATGACCCATTTGGTTATCATGCCCAGTTATCAGGATATGAAACAGGTATGGGTACTAACAAAGGTGGCTTTTTAGTTATGGATAAATCAAGTGGAGATGTTTGTTTTTATAAACCTGATGAGTTAGCTAAACCTAATGTTACAACTTTAATTAAAACTTTACAAGATACATTAAAGAGTAAGACACCACCTGATAGATGTTATCAGTTATCTGAAACTAAAGGTGGAAATAAATCATTACCTATTGGTTGCCAGTTTTGTGCACACAAATGGGAATGTTATAAGGATGCTAATGATGGTAAGGGATTAAGAGTATTTAAATATTCTAATAAGTTTGTTTATTTAGCTGAAGTAAATAGACAACCTAATGTTGAAGAGATAACTAAAAACTTTTCAGAAGAATTAAAAACATATGGAAAAAGATGAGACAATTAATTGAAAGTTTTATAGATGTAGGTAGTGGATTTATATTAGCAATTTTAATACAATTGTTATTGTTTCCACTATTCGGTTTATATCCTACGATACTAGATAGTATTGGGATAGCTTTAATTTTTACTGTAGTTTCTATAACAAGGTCATGGATGTGGAGGTTAGTGTTTAAAAGAATAAATGAGTAACTATAAACCATTACCTGAAGGACTTAGAATTGAGAAGAGTAAGATAGAAGGGTATGGTTTAGTTACATTATCTTTTATAAAAGAAGGTACAAATCTTGGTGTATCTCATATTAAGATAAAGAATGAATTAATTCGTACACCTTTAGGTGGATTTATAAATCATTCAGATGAACCTAATTGTGAGAAAGTAAAATTACAAGCAGAGAATTATACTAAATATAATTTAGTTACTATAAAAAATATAAAGGCATGGGAAGAACTAACTGTTAAGTATACGTTTTATAATATGGGAAGTAATGGTAAAAATCTTTCTGTCTCAGAGAAACTACAGAATGAATTAGAACCTATTGTTAATGCTCCTATGATGGAGACAGAATAAATGTTATTGATAATTAAAGCTGTAGGAGGATTAATATTAATAAGTTTTATTGTAGGACTTATAATTTATTTTATTAAAGATTATAAATATACTTATAAGAAGAAGAAAAAGAAATGAATACTAAACAAATGAGTAAGATAAGAAACAAAGCTAAACATATTATGGTAGCTTGGCTTAAAGGATTATTAAATCCTGATGAACAAAAGAAAGTTAATGTTAAGAATGTATTTAAATTATTACCAAATCAAACTCATTATTGGCAAGGAACTACATTACGTTTACAACCTTGGTCTTATAAATGGATAGTTAAAAAATTAAAAAAGAATCCTCATTGGACTATAGATGATTTAAATGATAGCTTAGAACCCACAGAAAGAGATAAAAGGAGAGCAAGGATGGCTAAAGAAGGTCCTATTGCTATGTAATGACAGACAAAGGAATGTTTAAAGGTACGACATATGATTCATTAAGTAAGCAGGTAGATGGAAACCACTATAACTCTATGAAGATTCAACCTGCAGAATTTATTAATGAAAATAAAATATTGTTTGCAGAAGGAAATGCTATTAAGTATATATGCAGACATCAAAAAAAAGGAAAGAGGAAGGATATAGAAAAGGCAATACACTATCTAGAAATGATATTGGAAAGGGACTATGATGATTAATGAGAGTACTATAACTCAATTAGAAAAAAGAGCAAGAGGTTTTCGTAGAATAATTTCTGCTCTTAACGATTTACCTATGTATGGAATTACTCCTCACATAGATAAAATGTTATACATAAGAATAGGTGAACTTAAAGAACACCTAAAGAAGAAGATAACTAGAAACAATGAAAAGTTAAATGAAATTCATACAACAAGTGTGGATAGTTTAATAGATGATGATGGACAAGGAGGAGTAATAGGTGAGGTGAGAACTGAACCTAGTTTTGTATCCTCTAAAATAGAAAGTGCTATAAAAAATAATGAATGAAGAACAAGATAGAGCCGAAGCATCTACTTATGAAGATGAAATTACTACACGTAGAACTGTAACAATTCCATTAAGAGAGTATGATGAATTAAAATCTGAACAAGGTTTTATAAAAGATAAATCTTTAATTGCTATAATAGATAAGATAGAAGAACTTGTTAGAGCATTAAGAAAACATATTGTAAGAAAATAAATGATAGATAAAATTTATGATTTAAAAGGTAAACCTATTACAGGTGGACCCCCTGCTATTTATAATATGAGATTATGTTTAGTTGGTATGGATGATATAGATATACAAAATGTACTAACATTTGGTATAGCGGATGATGGATTCTTTATGGTGAAGAGTGTTACTAATCCAAGACTTCCAGTCTTTATGACGAATCCAATTAGAGTTAGAAGTGTAGAGATATATAAAAAGGGCGATAAACCATTAACTAAGTTAAGAAAAGATAAAGGTGATGATGACTTTTTTGTTGACTTAATGAGAAAAGCTAGTGCAACTCCCTCGAAAATTAAATAAATCTAAAAGAACCAAAAAAATCAGAGAAATCTG